TTTTTTTTTTTTTTATATAGATTTTATAAAGACTTAAACTAAATGTCAGCCTCTCAAAAGAGAGGTTCTAAGCTCTGGCCAATTGAGCTGGTGTTTAATCTAAAATGCATATTGTAATATGATAGCTGCTTAACGCCTAAAAGAAAAGAAAAGATAGCGAAAAAGTATTTTGTTTGTTTTTCTGGTATTTTGCTCTAAAATTAGAAGTTTATGAAGTTTGTCGTTGTAATCCGGTGTTGTCCATTGTTTAAGCGGCGGTTAAGCCTTTTCCGTGTTTGACCATGAAAGAGAGATACAAATCGTCGAAAGTAGGTAAGTGGAAAGCATAATGTTTGATTTCATCTGTTGCTTTCTTGATCTTTTGTCCTAAATCTTCGAAGTATTCTCTGCCATGTGCAAAAGCGAAACGCATTGCATCCAATAAATTGGCGTGTAACAGTTCTTCGCGCGTTCCTTTGTTGCGTGTCCAGTTTGTGAGTTCCTGTATCGTATTTGTGTCCATTGCCATTGAGATGATTGTTTCATCGGGGAAATTGGTCTTAAAGTTGCACTTCAAAAATGAAGCGTCTCTTAGAGCGCAATACTCCGGTCGAATTGTGTCCGTCATTGGTTTTGTTGGTGGTGTGGCTTTCAGTCCGATTTCTGCGTAGCCTTTGATGATTGTCGTGTTGTTGTAGAATGATGATGCATCCACTGAAACTACGCTCAATCCGTCGTCTCCTTGTTTGACTCCTATTACGTGTTGATCTTTTACTAGTAATGAGAGCATGTCAGTTCTTCCTGACCACAAACAGCATAGAATCCAAATAATGCATTCTACTAAGTTGTGGCCCAGAGTGTTAATTAATGTAGTAAGAAAAATGCCGGAAGGCATTCCGTAAAAGGCCAAATAAATTGTTGTTCCTGCTATGTGAATCCGAAGAATCACACAGTATTTGGCTAAACGGGCTCTCTTAATCCATTTTACCTCCACTCCCCATGCTTCAAGCATGTCTGTGAGGATGTCGACAGAATCTAGCGATAGTTCTGATGGGAATTTTCCGTCCCACCCTTCTACGTCAATGTCGAGGTATCTGTGTCCGATGTCGTTAAATCGTCGAATCATGTCACTGGCGTCCGATCCGTGCATGTCTAGTCCTACGGCTGAACCTGCTTCCTGTTTGAGTGAGAAGTAGGCGGCCGATGCTGCTCCATAAAGTTGTTTATAGACGATTACCCACGGGAGCGTGTGGATATTGAAGAATCGTGTCTTCTTCCTTGCTTTCTTTATTTTTCGTCTTTCGTCCTTCAACCAGTCTAGGAAATAATTTTTGATTATTCTTCCTTGATCAAGGGCTTCCCAAATTGCGTCGATGTCTTTTCTCAATTCTGGGCCTGGTGCATAGATTGGCACTCCATCTCGATCTCCTATCTGAGTGAAAAGCCATTTCTTTCCTTTTCGTCCATTCGCTTTCAATACGTATGGGAAACCTGGTGATGAATCCATTTTCAGAGGTTCGATAAAATCGACTCCTAAAATGCCATTAATGGCTTCCGTTTCTGTAAGAATACGTTTGGGGCCGTTCCATTTCTTCGTTAGCTCAATAATCTTCTTAGACATGTGCTCCCTTGCTGCTTTGCGCGGCAACAAAGGCACGTCCGCCTGAGGATCTCCG